TAATCAAATAAAAATCTTACCTCCTGAAATAGGTAAGTTAAGTAATTTACAAGACTTACATCTAGATAAAAGTGTTATAATACCTCCTGGTTTGAAACTTCCTATTACTTATTTCTAATTTTCAGCGAAATATTTCCACACAATACTTCAATTTATTATTTTTGAAAAACAAAAATAATACAAGGGAAAAAAAGATAATGACTTCTCGAAATGCCAAAGAGTTATGCGCTATGTTAATTACTAGGTCTTTGAAAGATTTAAATGATGATGAGGAAGAAATTGTAGTTGATTACTTGGAAAGTTTGAAAATTAAAACTAAATTAAGTATGAAACCTAGAGAACTTTGTACTTTGTTATTGGAAAAAGCTATGGAAAAAGATTTAGGGGTCAAAGTTCCTATTACAGCATATGCAAATAGTATTCTAGCTAAAGAGGAGCAAAGTAAGAATTTAACCAAAAAAATATCTGATGAAACAAAAGTAAAAGTGCGCCGCTCGCAATCGCAGAAAAATTTAGAAGCACTAGAAAATAAATTACCTGGTTGTTTGGTGAGTGATAATATTTTTGGTCGTAAGCTGCACAATTTAATTGTTGATCCCGATCTAGGTATTATGAACTTAGAAGACGGAACTTCTCAATATTCAGCTTCCATTTCAGTATCTGAAAAATTATACAATGATATTTTCCTATCCAATAACAGACCTGTAATAGAATTAAAAACTAATAAAGGTTTTAAGGCTTTTGCTAAGATCGCTTTTCCACATGCTGGTAGTGATTTAGACGTTTATGTTAGCCCTTTAATATCTTTGATTTTGAATTTAACAGGTTCTGATCTAGCATTTTTACAACTGTGTAATTCTTTACCTACTATCTCTCATGTTAAATTTACTTTTTATGGAACCCAAGAGGATTTGAACAAAGTTTTAAAAGATTTAATTATCAAATTACCATCCACTATTAATGCTTTTTCATATCTATCTCTAGGTATGGTTCTGGTAATCGCTGTGAATAATAAAAACATAGAAGTACGAGTTGATTCTTTAACTGATGATAATGATAGACCTATTTTCGCTGGGTTGATTCCAGTTTCCGAAACCGATCTTCCTTTTGATATTTCACCTGATATTTAATCCTTTTTATTATTTTCAAAAATAATAAAAGTCTTTATTTGAAAATAATAAAAATTATACAACATTATCTTGACAATTTCTTTTGTTGATAAAATCTTCTTCCGCTTTCATAAAAGTTTGGAACATTTCCCTAGGAGAATCAGGAATTGGTTCAGAATCTGACGGTTTAATAAGTACATTATCTTGACAATTTCTTTTATTGATAAAATCTTCTTCCGCTTTCATCAAAGCTAGGTAAAATCCTTTATGAGATTCAGGATTTAGATCATAATCTGATGGTTCAATAGGTACATTATTGTGCAAGATATTCCATTTTCTTCTTTTATTCAAAATATTAAGTGAACTGATTATAATAACATCAATATTATTATCCTTCACGCTCGAAACTAATTTATCATATTCTGTAAATAACGATGAATCACTATCTTCGTAAATTTGTTTATATTCTATATAATTATTCTTCTGAATATATTCTTTACATTTTTCTACCTGTGTTGTTGTTTCTTCGGTATTCGTTGGTTTGATGTATATTGCTGCTGTTTTTCTTGTTTCCATCGCTTTTTAATAGAATTTATTTCTTTAGAACTTTCTATTTTTACAAGAAAATATTATTCTAAAGCTATGAATTTATTCCACAAAATTATGAATTTTTAAAAAATATCCATAATTTATATAACAACTAAATTTATTTAATTTGGATTAGAAAAATACAATTAAATCAATTATTTTCATATTAATTTAATATATAAAATTTTTACATATACAATTTATATATTACCTATTTATTATATAAAAATTTTAATTTATCTCGAGTAAATTCTCGTACGGCAACTTGTCACATCCGCAACAAAAATAATTTGTATCATTTTAGATTTGAAGAACGAATAAAACAAATATATAATTAAAAATTTTTATAATTTTTAATTTTTAATTATACAATAAAAATGGAAAAGTCGAGAAACGAAAAATCAGATGTTCCTAAAATTAATAAAGCCGCAATCTACTGCAGAATATCCACATTGTCTCAACTCAACGATGGTTTAGGTCTTGAGGGACAGGTTAATTTGTGCACCAAATATTGTAATATTAAAAAGTATGAAATCCATGAAATTTATCAAGATAAAGCAATTTCCGGTACCATGAATTGTTCTGATAGAAGTGAATTCAAAAAATTACTTGACGATGCGATAAATGGAAAATTTAATATATTAGTTTGTTATAAATTAGATAGATTGGGAAGAAATAACGGCGATGTCATATCGATGATAGAAAATTTGAAGAAGCTAAATATAACACAAATTTTTATAGAAGATGGAATAGATTCTTCCACAATAGAAGGAATGTTATTTTTGGGTATATTTGCATCGATGAACAGTTATGAATTAGAAATGATAAAAAGGAGATTAAAAACGGGTTTAGAAAATAAACGAAAAAAGAATGGTCATATAGGAAGAAAATTGCCCTATGGTTACGTTAGAATTAATAAACAAATTTGTTTGGATCAGGATAAAATTTCTATAGTTAAATTTATATTCAATAATATAGATAAAGGGCTTTCTATGAATAAAATAGCTGAAGCTCTAAATAATCAAAATATAGAAACATCTCGTAACAAAGGCAAATGGCATTCTTCTACTATTTTAAGAATTATAAATAATAAAAATAAGTATAATGGTACAGAATTAATAAACGATAATGAAAATTTTGTATATTGGCCTAAAGTTTTAGTCTGATTATTTAAAAATATGAGATCTTTATTACAAATACATAATAGGAAAAAAGCTGCAATATATTTACGTATATCCACTAAAAAACAAAAAGAAGGTTTGGGTCTCAAAGAACAGGAGGAAATATGCCGTGGTTATTGCGAGTTGAAAAATTTAGAAATATTTGAAACTTATTCTGACCAAATATCAGGAACTACAGAATGGTATAAAAGAAAGAACATGAAAAAAATGATGGAAGATATTCAGAATAATAAATTTCAATGTTTAATAGTATATTCATTTGATCGTATTTCCCGTGAAATGTTCGTTACTCTGGAAATAATAAAAATTATTCAATCTCATTCTATTGATGTTATTGTTTGTAAACAAGAAATAGATACTTCCACAGATGTAGGTAAAATTAAGATGGCGTTCTATACAGCTATAGCACAAGCTGATTTAAAAACTATTAAAGATAGATTGAAAATGGGTAGAGATGTTAAAGCTGCTAGTCACGGAGATATAGGTGGAAAATTACCATATGGTTATGTGAGAAAAGAAAAGGACATAGAAATAGACCCAGATAAAGCAAATATTGTAAAATTTATATTTGATTCTCATACCAAAAAAATATCTATGAACAAGATAGCTAAAATCTTAACAGAAAGTAAGATAAAAACATCGAGGGGAAATGATATATGGTACTCATCTAGCATTCAAACGATACTAGATAACGAAAATAAATACAAAGGAGGATTAATTGGTAATAACATTAAAGATGTTAGATGGCCGATAATACTTAATTAAGCAATATTTAATTATTTTTAGTAGGTAGTGTTTCTTCTTCAAAGGGGATATTATTTTTAATTAGAAAATCTAGAGCCCATGTTACCTTCTTACTATCTCCGGTAGAGGTAGAATATCCTACATTTTTCGAATCGTAATAACTATAGGATAAACGTTTATTCCCACCTCTAGGTCCATGATAGTAAGTTATCTCAGTAGCGTTTCTTAGTGTATCGATAAACTCTTCATAATGTTCTCTTATTTCTTCTTCCGAATATATTGTTTCAAAATTGGAACTATAGAGTTCAAAAGTCTTTTTAATACTTGGGAAATAAACATTCCATAAGGCATCGGATCCTCTTGACATATATTTAAATTCCCCTTCGACACCTACTTTTAATTCTGGATGAATGTTTGTTACATCACGTTTCAAGACCAATCTTCCCATTTTCTATATATTTTACCTCTTTTTGACGTGTTTCTAAAATATTACAGAGTCTCTCCTATTGATAAATGCCTGTTGTTCCAAAGAATATAACATCAGGCATTTATCAATATTTGATTTTCTTCAAAGATGTTATTATTTTCATCATCACTAAAAGTTTCGCCCATATCTAAAAATTTTCTAAATGCTATAGCCAATGTCGCCGGAGTTTCAAACATAAACAAGATCCCGCTATTCAAATGATAATATTCTGAAAATTTATCAGCAAATTCATTAGATTTTATTCCGAGTAAACGTTCGTAAAATTCTACATCCTTAATTAAGTTACCACTATAAATATTACGATATTCACGAATATGTTTATCTAACCCTCCTAAATTCATACCGGATGTAATATCTCTGACTCTCGAATCAAACCAATTCCAATAGTCGTCTTCAAACACTGTTTCAGGATTACTAGAATGGCATGATTTACATAATAATATTAAATTAGATACTACAGGTTGACCTCCTAATGCATCTGGAATTATATGACATCTCTCTAGGGATGATTCATAACCACAAATCCAGCAATGAGTGGTTGCATCGTTCCAACTCGGTTTGATATCTATATCGAATTTATCTATGTTATCTTTCCAGTAATTGGCTATTTGCTGTTTTGTAACACTGATGTTTTTGCGCTTGTTGCCCATTTTTCCATATATTTTATAACTTTAAAATATATTTAGAACTTTTGAAATGTTTAAAGTCACATATTTATTATAATAAATATGTATCAAAACCATAAAATAATACAACTGAAGAAATGCATTATTGTTAATAAAGATGATGATATAGAATATATTATTATTTATGATTTCACCGGTCTTGGTAATATAATGGATATAATGGATATAATGAGATTTCAAAGTATATTAAAGAGTAAGAAAATAGGAATATTTTCTTTTTTAGATTCTTTTAAGATTTCTAGAAATTGGACGTCGAATGAAAAATTTAAATTTAATTTACTTTGTCATCTAACCGAATTTCTTAAACATTATGATTTGAACAAAACATTAAATGAATTAAAATATTTAGATAAAGAAAATGAACCAAACGAAATAGAATTTATGATGAAATCGTTATTAGAAAATAGATATAAAAGATTATCAGAAATATTTAATTGTAATGATCATATTAATTTTATTGATATAAAAACTGAATAATTATTTTTTTAATTTAAAAATAATTAAAATGTTCATGTATGTTGCTGTCGATGCTGGAGATTTAAGTGGTATTTACGAATGTCCTCTCGATGAGAACGCTGAAGAATGGTTAGATGAGTCTCATAACTATTTGTTTAAAGATTTTAACTCCAGAATTCCATTTACTTCTGATACTAAGCTTAAAATAGGTAAAGAATTATCTGTATGTTTACTTGAAGGATCGAACGGTAAACAAGATATACGCGAAGAGGTATTTTTAACATCATTAACAAATATAATATTCTGGATTGAATCACATGTTAGAAGGTTAACTGGTTCTCATGATTTTATATATTCACATCTTAGAAAAGATTGGTTGGATGATTTTGAAATTAATGATTGGACTTTTGATATTAATTGTATTACTGCCAAAGTCAAACATGATCCTAGAAATAATCCTTGGAGAGTAAAACTCGAATCTTATGGTTTGAACTATGATATAATTGTCGATCCAGTAGCTTCTGGATTTAATGAGTGTTATGAAAAACAAATTTTATCTACATTACAGGAAATGGCGAGTGAAGATACAGTTTTTCTGGAAGATGACGAGATTAAAAGGTTAATTCTACCTGAAATGGTGAAATTAATAGTTAATTCACCATTTATGTTTAATTTTGATGCATTCGATGAAGAAGAATTACATGATTTACTTAGAAAAATGTTCGAATCACTTACAAATTGATAATCTTAATAAAGAATTAGAAAATCAATAAAAATGGACAAAGTACTTGATACCATGAAGAAGGAGGGAGATCAGATGATGAAAGACCTGATGTATGTTCAAAATTTTGATTTCGAAAACGCTACAGAAGAAGAGTTAGAAAAATTTCAAAAATTTGTAGAAGCAAGAACTCTTAGAACACAACAAGTAAAAAAAGAAATGGAAAAATTAAAGAATAAGATACAAGATTTGAAATAATAATATTTATACATAAATATTATTGATTTAATAAAAATATTAAGGCGACCAACCTAACCATCGTTGCGGCGGTTTGTTTAAATTTTCTAAAATATTCTTTGGAATATTAACGGTTGCTTCAACTTTAATAGAATATTTAAAGTCATGATGAGAACCACTTTCTTTATTTTTGTTACCAAGAACCTCTTTCGCCACTGCTTCAGTTGTAAAACAGGCAAGGATTTGTTCATAATCAACATAAATCAAATATGCATTTCTTCGAGCTTCCGCTTTTCCACGAATTACATATAAAGTGGGATAAAGTTCTAAAAATGTTCTTTGTCTTTCCGATTTAAGTTCATCCATTCTTTTCATAATATTATTCATTTGAAGATCTAAATCTTTGGTCAGTTCACGTTTTCTCCTAGCTAGAAGTTCAAGATCTTGAACGTAGATTTCAAATTCTTGATCTATACTATTTAATACTTTTTGTCTGTTGTCCATTGTAGTTATTATTTAAAATATAAAAGATGAATTTTTGAATCAATTATTTCGAATACTATAAAAATGATTTATACGATAATTGTTTGATCGAAATTAAAATGCGTGCTAAATTGGAAATCATACGACCTGTTCAACCAGTAAAATCTCCTGTTATTCAGATTGTTCCGCCTAAAATAATTAATCCTAATTCGTTGAAACCTATGATTCAAATAATTCAACAACCAAAACAAGAGTTCACGAAACATCCTAAATGTAATATTACCAAACAGGCTCTATGTAAATATGATTGTAATTACTGCTATAATAAATCTTTCGCATCGTCGGAAAAAGTAAAATGTTGGTCAAATAAAAATGAGAAATCTCCTCGAGAAGTATATAAAAATTCTAATAAGAAATATTGGTTTATTTGTCAAAATTGTTCACATGAAACTTATACAACAGTTATTCGTTTTTATAAAGGTAAAGGTCAATGTCAGTACTGTAATAGTATGAAATTATGTGACAATAATAAATGTGATGCATGCTTTAAAAGATCATTCGCGTCATCATCTAAAGTGAGCAGTTGGTCTATTAAAAACGATAAATCCCCCAGAGAAGTATTTTTGAATTCTAATGACAAATATTGGTTTAATTGTGATAAATGTTATCACGAATTTTATATAATGCTATGCGATTTTTCTAGCAATAAAGGATGTTCGTACTGCGCTAGTCAAAAATTATGTCAGGATGAAAATTGCATTTCGTGTTTTAATAAATCTTTTGCATCTCATGAAAAAGCTAAATGTTGGTCAGAGAGAAATACTAAAACGCCTCGAGAAGTTTTTGGGAGCAGTGATACAAAATACTGGTTTAAATGTGAAAAATGCTCTCACGAATACGATTGTAATCTTTCAAATATTAAAAAAGGAAGAAATTGCCCGTATTGTTCTAATAAAAAATTATGTATGAATGAAAATTGTACTTCATGTTTTGAAAAATCTTTTGCTGCTCATGAAAAGGTTAAATATTGGTCAGAGAGAAATGATGCTTCTCCTAGAGGTATATTTACTAATTCCAATTTTAAATTCTGGTTTAATTGTGAATGTGGTCATGAATTTGAAACTATATTAGAACATATTTCTAGGGGTGGTTGGTGTTCGTACTGTGCTAATCAAAAATTATGCGCAAATAATGACTGTGTTTTATGTTTTAATAAATCTTTCGCATCATCTGTTAAAGCTTCTAACTGGTCCGAAAAGAATATTAAAACTCCTAGAGAATTATTTAAAAAATCACAGAAGAGATATTGGTTCAAATGTGACGAAGGACACGAATTCGATAAAAGTTTAATCGAAATAAGTATTGGAAGTTGGTGTTCATATTGCGGTCACGCAACTGAAAAGAAATTATTAAAAGTATTAACTGAAAAATACGAAGTGAAGTATCAACCCAAATACGATTGGTGCAAAAACGATGAAACTGATAGACATTTACCTTTTGATTTCGAATTATCCGATTACAAAATTATTGTAGAGTTAGATGGAAGACAACATTTTGAACAAGTAAGTATTTGGAAACCACCAGAAGAGACATTATCTCGAGATATCTATAAAATGAACAAAGCTAACGAAAATGGATATACCGTTATAAGAATATTTCAAGAAGATGTTTTAAAAGATAAAAACAATTGGTTGGTTAAGTTGACAGAAGTTATTAAGAATTATGAAAATCCTACAAGAATATTTATATCATCAAAAGATCATTATGAGAACCATATTAACGGTGAATAATCATATTAATTTTATTAATATGATAAAATAAGAGAGCTTACTTAATTAATATATACCGAAATTTTACCCATATTACCTATAGGACAAGTAAGTTTAAGAGGTAGATTTTTCTCAATGTAAAATTTGATATTGGCTGTAGGTGATAATGAATTCATTTTGACCAGACATTTAATAATATCTATATCTATTTTATACCTCTCTATCTCACCTGCCTCACCAACAGAAAGTTTTGGTGGTGCAACTTTAGATCTAATAATATTTGTACCATCCATAGATATACTTTTTAGATTAGTTTGCACAGGAGTTACGTTACATTTGCCAAATTCTTTAACTGATCCTATTGCCCCGGTGTTCAGAATTCCTTTAACAATTATACCCTTTTTAAATCCGTGAATAGCAACATATGAACTCTTGATAGCAATGAGACTTTTGCATAATTTAGAAAAATCACTTTGATAAACTGTACAAGTTGGATCACGTTTACTTCTTTGAAACTCTGGTAATTTGTATACTGTGTAACTTGAATTAGTAATCGGTAACAAATATAGATTGGATTCGGAGCCTTTTTCAGTTTGAGATCTAATTCTAACATATAGATTTTTAGGCTCATTAGGTAACATATACATTTCTACCGAATCTTTTTTACCCACATTACGAGTAATATTTCTTAAATCCGTCAAATTTACCCCGACAACGATTTCATCACTTTTAGAAACAAAGGAATAATCTGTCAATTCGTATGTTTTTAATTCGATAACATTTAAAAGAGTATTATCTGAATTTCCCTGTTCATACAAAATTTTATCCTTAGTGAACCTGAAAACTCCCTCCAGGGAATTGAGGCGTAAAAATTCCACACTTGATCTGAGACTTGAACCATCCGTAAATGCGGCGAAGAAATTTGCCTCATTATCGACGCTAATTTTAGATACTGAGACTGTTGGGTCACTTTGTACCAAGGCAGATGAAAGAACTGGTGTTTGAATGGGTAATGGTATTTTAGTAACTGATGGAATTACTATTGGTTCTGTTCCAGATGATGTACTTTCCATTGTTTTGTATTCATATTTCAGGACTTTATAATTTTTCTATAATTCTTTAATTTATTATTTGAACTGTATAAGTTTTAAATTCATTCTATCTCGAATAGCCCTAATAAACTCATGATCAGGAGAAAATAAAGTTTTAACACCTTTTCTTGTCTCAATTCCTATCAATTCATAATGCCCAGGTAAATATAACAAAACAATAGATTTTCTTCCTTTATATAATATATCAAAATCATTTCCTGTTATATAAACATCTTTAGAAACCATATCTAAAATGTAAATATCTTTATCTATTTCATTAGAAATAAATTCATTGTAAACATTATCTACTGCTCGGTTAGAATCCAACTCTTTTTGCATTTCTTCTAATGAATATTGAGGTACAGATTTTGCAAAGTCTTCTAACTTACCTCTAGATAAACTGTCATAATATCTTAACCCAGTTTCAGAATTAACCTTACTTAACTTAATTGAGAGGGACTTTCTCAAACCTCTAATGAATTCTTTTCTATTAAAAGATTTTCCATCTATGATTCCTGTAATATAAGGTTTAAAATAAGCTCTAGTAATAGCATGAAAAAAACATGATCCATCTCTTGGAATTCTTACCCTAACCATTCCAGGGAAATTGAATCCTTGGTTTGACCAAACTAAATTCTCTGTTTCGTTATTCATCAGCATTTATATCAGAGGAAATTATTTTTAAATTATTTTTAAATAAGAAAAATCCTCGAAAAGTTCAAATCAAACAAAATATTGATAATATTTTGTTATTAATTTTATTAATAGAAATGAGAAAAATTGTATTTGTGACTACTAACCTTCTTAGATTTTCCTTGGAGAAGAATTATCAAGAGTTAATTAGTTTCTATTAGAATTATCAAGAGTTAATTAGTTTTCTATTAGATTTATCAAACAGAAAAATCCTTAAAAAGTTAAATTCATTCAAAATATCAATAATGGAATATTATTAATATTTTGTTCCATTATTGGTAAAAATAGGGTTGTGACTACTAACCTTCTTAGTTTTTTTCTTAAATTTGAAAAAGAACTTAGCTAAATCAGAGTTAATAACCATAACATAAGAATTGGTTGAATTGGATAGTATAATCGATGTATTTAAAAGTATGTTTTAAAGTAATAGGATGATGAATTTTTGTAATTAGAAATACAGATTTATTTAGAATTACTAGCTTCAATACATCTGATAATATTTCGTTTACATATGGAACATAAGTATGTTTTATAAATCTGACCATCAGATCATAATATAAGTCGACAATTCTTTTTCTATCATCATCCGATATCTTATCAAAATCTTTAATTCTTTTTAATCCAAAATCCATTATATTGTCAGAAACATATGTTTTAGAGATTATTATCATTAAATCAGGATGATTAACATCTAGAATATCATCATCAGATGTTTTATAACATGAAGTTCTATCTAAATCATTGTGTTGAGAGTTTCTATATTCGAAATAGACCATTTGGTTATCTTCATACGAACTGCATTCAAAAGGAGGTTCTGATGTTATCACAGTTATGACCTTTTTGAGAACTGGTTTATCTTGATAAGTTTCAATAATTTGATCCTCAGTCACAGGAATTCTAAAAGAGTCAAAAAATGGATCATTCAACATTTGATCTATACTAAAAGGTTCGATATTAGGTAATAAATTTCCATAGCTATCCATTTGACTAGCTCTATATATGAATTTCTCAACAAATTTTTCACTTTCTATACCAAGATATTTTTCTGATAATTCATAAAATAATTTGAATATATCTTTATACTGATTTTGTTCGGTTTGAACTCCAATAGACTGACCAGCAATTAAATCTTCAACTAAAGCATTATCACATTTTTCGCAGATGATAGACGATATCCCAAAATCCCAAATTGTAGCTCTGTAACTGTTGGGTAAATAATACACTTTATCATCTAATATGTATTTATAGTATTTGTTATTATCATCTGTTGATGGATTAAAAATTAAAACGTTACTGGGTTTCAAATCGTTATGAATGAAAGCTGGATAATGTTTATGAATTATTTTTAAAGTATATAGAATTTGAAATAAAATGTTTCTAAGTATTTCATCGTTATTCAGCAAATTAGGTTGTAATAAATTACCATCAGCTTTTTCCACCATTACATATTTATATTCCTTATTCATTATGGTACAATTAAAATCTCCCATATATAAAGGAATATGAGGTGTTAATCCATTCACTACTAATTCATTTAATAATTTAAAAATTCTGACCTCGACATTTTCAGATCTATAAGGATTTCCATTACCTAAATAGCTTTTGTCATCACTATATTGAATTTCTTTGAGCACAAATTCATAATTACATATTTCATCTATACAAACTTTAAAAACTTTTCCATAGGCTCCTCCTCCAATTTCAAAATATTTACCACCGGAGGATCTGATGTTATTTCTCATTTCACATGGATTAGATAACCATTCCATTTGGCCAGGTTTTAGTTGAATTTCTCTATTTATTATTTTGTTCAGATAAGTTATACGATCATTGATAGTATTAAGTTTTGATAGCTTTGTATCAAGCGATTCCATTTTTATTATTTTTATTTTTAAAAATAAAAATAATCAAGATAAATTGAGAAATTATTCAAAAGCTCCACCTGGAGGCGGTCCTTCAATTTCTTGAGAGGTAGGTACAGCTACTTCACCGCTCTGTCGAACCAATCCTGGTAAAGCTCTAATACCTCCTGGTAAAACTTCTTGTTCGGTAGGTTGTGATACTTCTGATGTCGGAGCTGCGGTAATAGGAACAGTAGTTTGTTTAATTCCAACTCTAGATGCTTCCTCAGAACCTAATGTATGTTCACTGTCAGCTCTTTCAGTAGCTGATCCTAACTGTTTAACTGTATCCGTTTTATCATAACCTCTTAGATTTTCATTAGCAGCAAAAGCTAAAGAATCCTTTCTAAAAGGGTTAGATTTAATACCATATTGAGTTATTCCTTTCATTAATAGATTATCCTGATCAGGGATCGTAGAACCTCCGAAAATATTTAATGGTTCATGATATTCAGCTTTACAGGCCAAAGTTAAAGCATAGTCAATTATTGATTGAACTGATCTCTCGCCGTTGTAAAAAGCAATGGGCCAACCATTTTGATATACTAAAATATATGGAACTGTTTTAAGAGCAGCCCAATGAAGAGATCCATTTTGCATATTTAATGAGGTAAAAGCTTCAGCTACTCGTTTTTCAACCATTAAATTACAAGCTGCAAATACAGGACCTACTGTATTTTTAGCTGCTACAAGCCATATATTAGCTAAATTAATCGACTCCGGATTATTTGAATAAAAAAGAACTAATGTACATTCTCTATATTTTATACTGATTTTTGTATCAGAATTAAGATCCACGAAATCATCTTGATGCAACTGTTTAACTGCATCTTGAGCAAACATCGTTTCTTGATTCATTTTACTATTAATCTTTAAAATCTTAAAAGTGATTTTCTAATTGTAATTTTATTAAAAATAAAATGATGTTAGCTGAAGCGTGTTTTCAAACAGATCAAGGTGGTTTTATTCTAAAAGATATCAAAATTCCTAGAGGAACTATGATTAAAGATTTAGAAAGTAGTATTATTGATGCTCTTGCTAATAAACTTGTTTTATGTAATCCTGAATTAGTTTTCAATTTAGAAGAAGGTACGGCAGAAGCAAAATTAACCTTGGGTGAAAATTTACCTTTCGAAGTTTCTATAGAACACGATTGTGAAACAGAGAAAGACATTGAAACAAATATTCAAAATGGAGAGATTTTGAAATTAGTATATAAAGAATTTGTAGATTATTTGCTTGGTTGTAGTTTTAAATTAAACGTTCTTCCTTAGTAATATTATTCTTAATGAATAATATTAACGTAAATGATTACAGTGATTTCAAATATTTAACTACTTCTGAATGACCATATTTTTCAGCTACTTCTAAACTTAAATTTAGATTAATACCAGCTCCCTTTTCGACTAAATATTTAAGAATATCAAGATAACCATTCCTTGCAGCTTCATATGTAGCTCCGTCATTTATAGTAACAACAGCACCGTGTTCTACTAAATATTTAACTATAGTTAAATCCCCTTTTTCAGCAGCCAACCATAAAGGTGTTCCTCGTCCCTTATTTACATTTAATCCCTTTTCCTCTACTAAAAATTTAACAAAATCTAAATCTCTTTCTCTAATAGCAAATATTAAAATATAATCTAAATTATCCCGACTAATAAATTTGTAATAATTTTTTGGACTTCTTTTAGCATTATTACTATATCTATAACCTATTAATTCATAGATTTTCTCAACATAATAAACAGTTTCTATATAATATTGTTTCCAAGATTGGTTACTGGGTTTAAATTTAAGAGCTGCTGGATATTTTCTTTCCATGACTCTTTTAAAAAAACTTTCATCTCTAAATTCTTTGTTAACAGATAACATATTAAGAATAGTCCTATCATCAGCGAAGTTCATTAAATATTCATAGATATCTTTTGAAACTTCCATTTTTCAATATAATAAAAAAATTTAACTTTGTTAAATTTTTTTTTTCAATATAATAAAAAAATTTAACTTTGTTAAATCATAAGAACAAAAATATTAAAACACAATTTGTTTTAATATTATAATTTAATTAACTATTTAAGAAAAAATTTACTTTTTCTTGAGGAGCTTGGCGGCAGCGGCCTTCTCTCCACGGTAGACTGAGAGAATGCTCGACACGAGTTCTTGCTCTTGAGCAAGACGAGCCTTGACAGCGGGATCAGCAAGAGCAGCGACTTGTTGAGGACCAAGTTGCTCCTTCTTCACGGTGTTGTCAGCAACGATGGACTGAATGCTGGCATATCGGAATCGCTTAGCATCGAACTTAGGAATAGGCTTGGACATATCAGGTTGACCATCCTTACCCTTGGCGAACTTTTGAGGAGCAGCGGCCAAACGAGCATAGGTGGCTTGGAAGTATTGGTCCATCTGAGGAGTGGAAGTCAAGAATTGCTTGTTGTTGGGATCTTGCTGCATGCGGTTAACATGAGCGTAGATGTTAAACAAAGGTGTCATGATAGCACGAGTAGTGATACCGTTGATACCGACGGCCAATTGGCTGTTGAGAGGAGCAGATGCTGGGTTGGTAGGATCGGAAGGACCGAGGTTAGCAACGGAGAAGAATCCTCGCATAGCATCGGAAACCAGAATGGGGTTCTTGAATCCGGCGGTAGTTCCGGCAGTGCGAGTGCGTCGTTTACGCTTACCGTGAGCGACGTAGTTCTTCTTCAAACCTTTAACCTCCTTGGCGAGTTGTGCGCTGAGAGATCGAAGTTCTTTACGACCAATAGTCTTACCGTTGGGGTACTGAAGACGTTGAGTCTTTCCGAGACTGTAAACGTGAGAAGCAAGCTTCATGAGCTCATTGTGATGTTTTACAATTGAATCGAGTTTAGATCCAAAAACTTTAGGATCAAGATTGTCACGAGCATTCTTTTCTTCACGAGTGAGTTGTGCGTCAGGGGATGTAGCCATTTTGGATAGATATGCCATTTGTTTAAAGTTTGATTCAATTTTATATTTTGACTAATTTTTAGATAAATTGTTTTCAAATTTAAAACAATTTTGTTTCAAAAGTATGTTAGAATATTAATTTTTTCTTTCATATTTTAATAGAAAAATTAATAATACAGTATTGTTCCTTCTTGATTATTAATTTAAATATGGAATTAATTATAATAAAATATACTTGAAATAAAATTTGAAATTTCTTCTATTAAATTTTGTTTTTAATTCTATGATAGGTTAAATTTACCGTTTATACATGGCCATATGCTATAATTCGTCAGCGTTTATTATCAGAAAATAATTAAGATTTAAAGAATCAATTCTTAAACGTTTGTCAAGAAATTAAAATGACTGAGCGAAATGTTTTAAAATTAGATATAGAGAGTATTACTGACTTCCAGAAAGAGTTACATGAAACTAATTCAACTAATTCTGAAGATAGAATCAAATCTAGATTTTCATGTGCTATTGATAAATATTCATGGTCTACTCATACCAAAGCTAAAATGACACATATTGTAGAAGATGGCGAAGTTAGTTATATAGCCAGTAAAAAGTTCGACGTTCTTTTTAAAACAGAATTGCATATGACTACATTACCTATAAAAGTTAAGCTTAAATACAGGAATAAAGTTCAAATTTGTTTACCTCATAATCTCGGTCATAATATATGCTATTTAGGAGAACTGAAAGTTGATGACGATCATCATCAAACTATCGATTCGGTTTGGTTGGATATGCATTCTCAGTTTTACATGAAATCAGGAGCAGGAATGAGAAAACAATACAATAGAATGATCGGAAATATACCTTGCTTGGAAAATTGGAATACTGAATTACCAGGAGTAAAATTATTAGTTCCTCAACCGTTTTATTATTCAAGAAATACTCGGACTGCATTGTTATTGTTAAATAGTTCAATGAATACTGTAACACATAATTATAAAATTAGAAACAAAATACAAGATATTTTGAGAGTTAGATGGAATTTTGGTACTGATGAAAAAGCAAATTGGCAAGAAGTTCCATGTAAATTAAAATATCTAGATATTCCTAATAGAGCTAAAGAATTTCCTATTCCTGAATTATGGGGTAGATATTCTACTGTTACGGATGAAGAAAGAGAATGGCTCCAAAAAGATCCGAAGACTGGAGAACCTATTAAACATATAATTTATACTGAAGATATAATAATGGCTACTAGCAACAATCCAACACCACTTGGTTCTAAAGATGTAATACCTTTGCAATCTAAAGCTGCATGTAAAGCTTTGTTCTGGGTAGCTCAAGACATTAAAGCTTTAGAAAATAGAAACTTTTCTAATTATACTACAAATTTAGAAGATATTAAAAAAGGTTGGAATCCTTGTTCTAAAGTAGATCTTAAATATGGAGGAGCATATAGGTTAGAAAAGTGGTCTCATGAACATTTTGACCTATCAGAAGCTTGGGACTTTTTTCCATCCGCTCCAAATGAACCAGGTTATAATGCTTACGCTTTTGGATATGAAATGACTACATTAAACGTTGATACGGCTATAGTTTTAGAGCCATTGAATGCAGCATTATATGTTAGATTAGGAGATACTGATCCTTTCAAAACTATAGATGAGGATGAAGATGACAGCGATGATGATACCGTTCCGGAGGAAATACCTGAAAGTGAAAAGAGTAAATATTTGATTCATGTTAGAGCCTTAGTATATAAGAAATTGGAAATATCTTGGAATGGTAAAGATAAAATGAAATATTTATTACACGAGGATGCGACTAATAAAAAGAAAATCCCTGTATTAGTAAATGAATCAGTCCGTTAGTAATGAAGAAAACAATGAAAGGAACAATCAGAATCAAATAATTTTGAATGAAAGGAACGAGAAATTGAAAGAATTGTATGTAGAAATGGAAAATCTATCTCAAAGTTGGTCAGCTGTGTCGGATTTAATTCATTTTCAAGGGGAATCATTGAACGAGATTGATGGGGAAATGGAGAAAGTAGTTGAAAATACAGAGCAATCCAAAATAAATTTAGAAAAATCAGTTGAACATATTAGAGATCGACTAATTATGGTTCGTGATATTGCCATAGTAACTGGAGGAGGTATGTTAGGAATAACTGGATTTTTATTAGGTCCTTTAGTAGGAATAGGAACAGTTGTAGCTGGAATAGCTGGAGGCAGTGCAGCTGTAGTAGGGTTACATAAGGTTAATCCAACTTAATTAAGGTCAATTCATCTTAAGTAATTAATACTGATCAAAGCAAATATTGAAATAATAATTCCAATATTTTAATTAAACAAACAAACAAACTGTATGCGAGATATATTTAAATGTTTGATTCTCTCCGCCGTTGTTCAAATATTATTTAGTTTATTTCTTTACTTTTTCGTTTTCAAAGCTCCTTATCTTCTTATGAACATAGTTACTTCGACCATAGTTTCTCTTCTTTTCACCTTTTTATCAGGAATAATTTGTCTTTTTGTCTTAGAAATGCGACATAATAACATCACGATAACAGAAACAGACCAAGCCTAATAATACTAGAATTAGTAATAGAAAAATAACAAAGACGGAATAATTTTTGCTAACTTTTCTCTCCTTAATACCTTTGAGATCGACCGATGAATAAAGATCTACGTATTTTGTTCCTTTCTCATCACATCCAACCACATGTACAGTTTCAACTCCCATTTTATCAAGTTCATTCTTTTCTGCTTTTGTAAAACCTTTAAAATCGTTAATATCAGTATGTTCTAAAAATAAATAAACATTATCTAACTCTTCTTCAGTCTCCGCCTCCTTTAAAAAATTAAAAGAATAGCCGTTTTTATTTTTCTCTGCAAAAATAACAGCTTTATCACAAAAACTCCATCCTTCTTCATCTTTTGGTCTTGGAATAGCACCTGCACAAATAGCAGAACATCCAGTTTGATTAATTGCGTCAAACTCGTTTGACGCGGTATTTAAACAACCTGCAAAATACCCTCCAACAGTTCCAACAGTTATTTCTTTCAAATTGGAAAAGTGTTTTTCTACCTTTTTATAAAAAGTATTGTAATAACTGGTACCGTATAAAAAATGAACATAGGATACCATTAGATTAAAATCATCTTTGTCTTTTCCGACTAGATTTTTAATTTTATAACTAGCTTTATTACGAAAGGATTTGCATAATTTATCAAAATGATCTATATCTACCTTAATTATTTTATTTCCACCTTTGGTTACAATCTCTTCAAAATTTTCTTCAATCCTATCTGGTCCAACAGGTAAAGTAATTTTTGATGAAAATTGTAAAGGATTGAATGTTTGACTTCTGACACTCATTTTATTTTTCAATATTATTTATTTAATAATATTGAAAAAATGGAAAGTTTAACAAATCTGATTTTGAGAAAGATGAGTATTCAACAATTGTTTGAGATTTATTCTACCAATGAATTACTTGATATTGAAGAAGAGGTGGGAAGAAGATTGTCCAGTTATGATGTGAAAACTATTGATTTCTTGTATTCTAATCCAAAAATCAAATGGTTAGAATCTAGTTTTGTTAGAAATGGTATTCTGAATGCAATGAAAGTGGTTCCTTGGAGAATTGGTGTTATTTATAATTATCAAGATAAATCATTCCGTTTAGACAATTTATCTGTCATATTGGGAAATCAGAATTATCAAACATCCAAGGGTATGAAATTTATTCCTACTTGGCTAGATTCGAGATCATCCAAATTAGTTTTAAGAGAAGTAGTTTCACAAAATTTAAAAACTTTGAAAAATTCCGTGATCACTTCAGATACTGCTTTAGATTCTCAGATAAGAAATGTATTAATCAACAATAACAGTGTTATCATTGGGGTCTGTACTTTCATACCTGCTAATCAAAGTTATAATCAGAAATTACCGGGAGGTGAATTAAAAACAATGTATCCGTGCACCATATCATCTGGAAATTTTCAACATAACCTGGTAAATATTCCAATTCCTCCTGTTAATGTTTTAAATTATAATGTTAATATTATCAAATCTGAAGATTATCAAAAATTATTAAATTTGATTAATTTTATTTTGGAATAATTATTTAAAAGGAATTATAAAAATGGATATTTGGGAAGCAGCAAAAAATGGAAATATAGAAAGAATTAATACTCTGCTTAAGGAGGGAGTTGATATTAATGCTAAAGATGCAAGAGGAAAAACCGCTCTGATGTATGCAGCTTTATTTTCCAACACAATAAGTTCATTCGAAACAGTTAAATTTTTATTAGAAAATGAAGCTAATCCTAATCTTCAAGATAAAAAAGGATGGACAGCCCTTATATTGTCATCTAGGAATTCTACTAACTCGAGTTCATTAGAAACAGTTAGACTTTTATTGGAATATAAAGCTGATCCTAATATTGTTGACGAAGAGAAATATACTGCTTTAATTAGAGCATCCATGAATACTTCAAGTGATAGTTCATTAGAAACTGTTAAACTTTTACTTGAAAATGGCGCTAATATTAATTATATAACTGATACAGGTATCTCAGCATTAAACGCTGCTTGCCGTTTTAGTAATTCTACCAGTTCATTAGAAACCGTTAGACTTTTACTTAAAAACGGCACCGATCCTAATCTTGGCAAAGATAGTTTACCGCTAATATCATCTGCTATAAATACCGATAATGGAAGTTCTTTAGAAACAATTATTCTTTTACTTGAAAATGGCGCCGATATTAATAAAAGAGAAAAGAATGGATATACTTCTTTAATGGCAGCTTCTATGGTTAGTAGTACCACTAGTTCTTTAGAAACCGTTAGACTTTTACTAGAACGAGGGGCTGACCCTAATCTTAAAAATAATAAAGGTAGTTCTGCCTTGATGTTAGCAGTTGATAACATTAATAAAGGAAGTTCATTAGAAACCGTTAGACTCTTACTTGAATATGGAGCTGACCCTTTCGAACATTTGTTCTGTCCCACTGATGATTGTACTAAATTAATAAACAGTGCTAGATGGGAAAGATTATCCTTAAGAGATAAACAAACAGCTGCTAAATATAATCAACAAATTCCTATTTCTAAAGATGTTTGGTTACTTATTATGAGATATAAGAGACAAAAACAATTGTGTTTAAATTTAAGTTCTGAACGAAACAAAGAAGTATTGAAATACTTTGCTTTAGAATTAGAAATCCCTCTTGAACAAACTCAAAATATGACTAAAGGGCAATTATGTGGAATTATTTCTAGGCAAATAATTTATAGAGATTATGATAAAATAATTTCAGAAAAACGTGGTGATAAAATGAAATTATTAGAAGTGGCTAATAAATATGGAATAGATATTACTAAACCATTAGATCAAATTATGACAGATTTAGCGAAAATGTTCTAAATATTAATCTAAATATTAATCTAAAAATGATCAGAAGGTTAGTAGTCACAAACACTAATTTTGTCTAATAAAGACAAAAAATTAATAATACTTTATTATTAATTTTATTCTTCTAATTATCTTTTGTAATAAAAATTGATCTTTAAAAATTTTTTATTGAATAAAAAAATAATGTCAAATTATTCTATGTTTGAGTCAAATTTCTATAATCTATATTATGTACGACAGAAATGTCCTATTAAGGATTGTAAAAATTTTACAGCAGTCTCTGGAAAAAATGGCATATATTTAGATACATGTGGTAATCACACTAGATGTAAATCTTGTAAAGAATTGAGCTGCTGGTCAAGTAGTTATTGTTTTAGATGCGATCCTTCCAACAATTAGTTTTTATTTCAGCTCAGCTGAATATTTGTTCTTTGATTCAGCTCAGCTGAATATTTGTTCTTCTAATTCAGCTCAGCTGAATATTATTAATATTTATTCTTATGAATAAATATTTGATCTTTGAAAAAGAATTTACAAAAGTGGTAACATTGCACCAAATTGCCCAGATCCATATGATAACAATTGTAAATATTGATTAGATTCTCCGGCATGATTTTCAATAATTACCGGTGCTAATGCCGGAGATATACCATATACTACAAAAACAGGAACATTTTGAGGGTCTTCAAATTCTTTTCCAGTATGACCTAAATTAGTTTTATTTACATACCAATTATAAGCTACGTTCAAAGCTCTCAACCTATCTCCTCCTATCACATTTTGAATCATATAAATATTTCCAGTAGGAGCATTATATAAATAAGGTTCTGTTCGAAGAGCATTACTAATACTTAACTCATTTTCAATAATAATGTTTTTGAAGGATAATTTATCTAATGAACTCAACCAAGTTCTCATACTTGCTTCTCCTATAAATATAGCCACTCTTCCAGAATGGTCGAAATCTTCTTCAGTGATATCAGTATAATGAATAACAGTCGGTATTTTCATATTTTTAGGTTTTCTTTCTTTATTATATTGCTCTAGATGATAAATTATACCATCAAAGAATTTTTGGTTGTATAAAAATATCCTATCCTCATGAAATAATGTAGGTGCTAAAATTTTCATGGCGGTAATACCTTCCTCTACTGAATTAACAACAGGAAATTTCAACCCAACTTTAGATAAGTCATAGATATTTTTGCTATCAGCTCCCGTTAATTTCCCAATACTCATGCATTTATTTGCAAAATTTGGAACATCGAGTTTTGAAAGTAGAAATAACCATATAACAATTTGTATTATTGCATCTAAATCCCTCTTAAGCTTTCGTAATCGTTGTACAACATCGCTACCTTCTTCAACTAGAGGATTAGAAGGACCAATATTCAGATCCAAATATTTTTCTGTTGGAACAATTGGAACGTAAAGACCGTATTCTAAATCTAATAACTGATACCAAAGACCATCCACTAAATTTCCCGCCTTAGTAACAGCACGAGGTTCTCCAAACATCCCGATCACTAGCTCAGAATCAACTCTTGTAACTTCTCCTGTTGGAAGATTTTCCGGTTGAGTTGATGGAATAATTACAGTCATTTCTTTTCCCATAATAGAAAGAATAAATGCCTGAACCTTACCATATCCATCAATAATTTGTTTTGTAGGTAATCTGTTCAGTAAATAATAGTAATTTTCTCTAGAATATATATTTTCTCTGGCAATAATTCTATTTTCAGATTTGAACAATTCCCAAGTTATCGTTCTATTAAGTTTTACCAATGCATTATGTAACAAATCATTCATATCATTTCCAAAATTAGTAATGTTTTTATTATTATTCTCATCTCTATCAACTATTAATTCACATTGAGGATATCCGAGAGAATCAGATTCTGATCCTGAAGTTCTAAATATCAAAACTGTTCTTTTCTCAGGACGAGGAGATCTAGAATGGAATAATTTAAATCTAGGAATGGCAAAGGTTCCTACTGATTCCTGTTCATCTTTAGAAGGCGGAGCAAAAACATACATATTTATATTATATGTATTCTCAACAGCTCGGTAGAATAAGTTGGGATCAAAAAAGTTTTGATTGTTGCTCATCTGATCAATAATATCCTCATCTGTGAAATCATACATCTCTTGCTTTAACAAATTAGGTAATGTTTGCCCTACTATTACTTTTCTAATATGAGACACATACAATTCTTTATCTGGGGCCGCTAAATAGTTAGGATCTTGGAGAGCCATGGAAACGCAATGCAATAAAGAGTTTGCCGATCTAATAACTCCCATTCTAACTACATCTGCAGCATTCTCTGAATATTTCGTTAATAGATTAGTAATATTTTTAGGTAAATAACCATATCTTCCAGGATCTAAAATTTTATCAGTCTTAATTTTATGAGTTTCTTTTGTCGCTCCCGTCACCGGTTCCACCTTTTTAATTTTTCCTTTAAAACACTCATTATAATTAGAATTAGCTTGAGGATCCATTTGATCGTCTTTAAAACAACACGGAACACAAGGATAAATATCTTTATTTTCTAAATCCTTATTCATTTTAACTCCTGGAAAAGGAGTTGAATCATTAGGACAAACAAAATTCCATTTAGGATTATCTGGAGGGAAAGCCATTATTTGTCTTTTTCTTAAAACATCTTTGTATAAAAAAGTATTATTTTGCCAAGCTTCTATTTCATCAGGTGGAACAGAGATAGGTTGAAACACACACTGACATTTTCTAGCATAACCATTGACAAATAAATCAGGAGCTACTTCTTTTAATCTTTCAATCTTAGAATCTCCAGCTCCTTTCTTACCAGTGGCTTGTTTAACAGTTATTTTGATATCAGTCCCTATAACCGGCTGGCTTAGCTCTGGAATAAAAGCTGAGAACAATCTTTCTACTTTAGATTTTTCTGCTTTGTAATATTGCATTAATCTAGAAAAGATTTTTACAAATTGATTAGCCACTTCCAGAGATTCTGCTTGAGTTATTTTAGCTCGAATATAGGGTAACCCATGAGTTAAACGAAATTTAGTAGGAACGTCATTGATCACTGCAGTAACTATTTCACCTCCGACAGCTTTATTTTGAGTAATAGATATAGTTACCGAAGATGGATTAACTATGTATCCTTCAGAAACTTTCTCTTCTTCTTCTACAAATCCTTTAAAAGATTTATAATAGATTTTCAATTGTTTCTTATTAGCATAAGGAGTATTTGTTTCTTTGACGAATAAATAAGAATTCATAAGTTCAGTATTAATAACCATATCCACTAAGTAAATATCATTGATATCTAGATCAAACATAAAAAATTCACCGCTAATTCCAGTTTCAGTATAGTTGTTAATCTTTATGGGGAGGGCTTTTTCAATCTTTTGAATCACTGTTTCCTGGTTAGTATCTTCCTCCGTAGGAGTTTTGATAGTTAGAAGGTTTTTAGATATACTATATGACCCTTTCAAGTATGATTCTTTAGTAGCTTTGGTTAGAGTTTTTTTCCCACTCCAGACTGTAAAATATAAACTATCATCTTTATTAGTTTGGCTAGAAGCAGGTAAAATCATTTTGTAGTTTGGCATCTCTTCATCCGTTCTCCCTCTATATAATTTTAATAGTTCGAGACGTTTTGAGGACGAACCATTATATTTAATATATGGAACATTGTAAGAAACTTTTCCTAAATTAAACATAATAACTCCGTCATCAGTAGTTGGTATAGTCCCGTTTAGAGTTGGAAATGTCTTTATAGTAACCTGATCTACTTTTATCGGAGAATAGAGAACTTCTGGATATTTAGCTAATTCAGTTTGAATTATATCCAAATTTTCTAGATTTTCTAAATCGCTAGCAAGATCTTTATTAATATTTCTACCCCAATCAGCCAATACCAAATTTAATTCATTCAAATCTTGTATTTTTTCTAATTCTTTTGTTTCGTATAGTTGGTTGACTTCTTCTAATATATCCGGTTTGTTAGGATTTAAAAATGTATAAATCATAGCTATATCTTCGGTCTCAAGATCATTAGATAATTCTTCATAAATTTGTTCTAGGTTATAACCTTCTTGAACTAATTTCTGGATCTCGGTAAAACTGTTACTATAAATAGTTTCTTCTTTATCAGTCTTGATTACAGATCTGGTTATAATTAGTTTAATAGGAATGTTAAAATGTCTAGCCCACTTATGTGAAATGGATATTTCATTATCAAACGGTGTTATATTAATTTCGGTCATATCCGAATTTTATAATTATTTGAAAATTTAATAATTGAAAGAATCAGGAAGAAATGATTGTAAAATAAAACTTAATTTTGAAAACAAAAGAACACTTTCGATGAGTGGGTATAAAATGAAATTCGCTATTGATTCTTTATTAACCTCTGATTCTACTGAAGCTTCCGAGCCAAATTTTAAATTAACTGAATGTTCACCCGATGTTGGAGTAATTATGAGTGGTCAAGGAGGAATATGCGGAAAATGTAATACTATGTTTAAAAGTAAGATTTCTCTAAGTAGTCATTTGCTAAGATGTTCCCAAGGTCAAGCGAGTGAATCGGAGTATGGAAAAGATTCCGGAGAGTGTTGTAATTCGTCCTCATCATTTGATTCGAACGAGAGTGGTGAGAATGTTATTCCTAAATTAATAATTATGCAGCAAAAGTGATTTTCTTTTTATTTTTTCGATAAAAAGAAAATGGAGTCGTTGATGAATAATAAAGACTTATTATTCGCTAAGAGGTTAAGCGAAGATGCTACCTTACCAACAAAGGCTTATTCGGGAGATGCAGGTTGGGATTTATATTGTTTAACAGATGTTGAAATCCCAGCTACTTATGAGAGATTAATTCCAACTGGGTGCAGTTTTGCTATTCCAGAAGGATATTATGGAAGAATTGCTGATCGAAGTAGTTTAGCTATGAAAGGCCTACATGTTATGGGTGGTGTCGTAGATAGCAAATATCGCGGGGAGGTTAAGGTCATTTTACATAATTTTAATACATGTAGTTTTCATTTCAAAAAGGGAGAGAAGATCGCTCAAATGATCATTACCAAAATTCATACAGGTGATATGATTGAAGTTGATAATTTAGATGAAACTGAAAGAAATCAAGGAGGATTTGGATCATCAGGTAAGTAAGTTGATTTACTTTTATTATTATAATTAATAATAAAAATTATTATATATTTTTACATACATTTAACCATGAAGATTCTAATCGATATGAACCTTTTCTAAATCTAGTAAATATTAATAATACTAATAAAGCTTCTTCGTCAGTTAAATTATTACTTTTAATATCAGATAATGAAACATTAATATTTTTAAGCGCTTCAATAACTGTTTGTCTTTCATCCGCACTGACGTCTAATGCATTCAAAACATATTTATTTATTCCAGGAGTATCTTCTAAAAAATCCTGATATAAATCAGGAAATATTTCAGGTGTATCTATCTTTGATATAATTAATTCGAATGCTCTCAATAAAACTCTTTGATTTTCTATTTCATTATTATACATTCTGACCAATCCTAGATCGGGGTTAAATAACATAGTAATAAGTAAATCTCCATAATTTTCCGAACCAAATGTATCTCGAAATTTATTTTTCATTTTATAATAAATATTTTCACATAATTGTTTAATATTTGTATTCTTCAATTTAGTTGTCAATACATTATCAAGACCATCTATATCCATTTCTCCTATTGATTTAAAGAGTTCATCAGAAATAATATCAATGTTCACATTTTTGAGAATGAACTTAGATAAATAGAGCAAATTTTTATCATCGTTTCTGCCAGCATCGTAGAGAATAGAAATTTCATTTGGATCTGCTCCTTTATCGATGGCTATCATTATATGATCAAATCTTTCGTCATCTATGGCATTAATTAAATAGTCTTCAGCGTTGTTATTATTTATTTTTCTTAAATCTTCAATATAATACTGAGACCACGTTCGTGCTCCCTTATATTGATTTAATATCTCTATATTTAAATATGGAAATGTTCTTATTATTCGTTGTAACCAAAAATCTTGATTATTATTACAAAAATCTATATATTCTTTATTTAACTGACAAATTTTTACTAATTCTTTATCATCCAATCTGAGAAGCAGATCTTTTTTAAGATCTAGTGGTAGATTCTCCATTTTTTATATATTTATTAATTTTTTATTAGTAAATAAAAAATGAACAATAACAAAGAATTAGCGTTAAAGATATTAACAGAGAAAACAGCTTATGTCTTCTGCGGAGGAGGAGTTCTTGGAATTGCTCATGTTGGAGCATTATGTAGATTATATGAATTAGGAGGATTAAGGAATATTAAATCAGTAACTGGATCATCCATAGGTTCAGTTATAGCATCGGCTTTAGCTTGCGGAGCTACTACAGATTATTTATTAACAAAAATGTCAAATGTGAATTTAAATAAATTTAAAGATGGAAATGGTCTGATTTGTATGTTTTTTAGATTCTTATTTAAATATGGTCTGTACAAAGGGGATCAAGTTACTTCATTTATTAAGGAAGTGGTTCGAGATTTAACAGGTGATGAAAATACCACCTTTTTAAATAATTATAACAAAAATGGAATTCATTTAACTGTACCTTATTTATCACTGAAACAACAGAAAACGTTATATATAGATCATAATAACGAACCTGATCTAAGTATCGCTAATGCATCTAAGTGGAGCTCAACTATGCCAGCATTTTTCAAAGCTGAAAAGATATATAAATCAGGGCGATTATTTGACTGCGCGATCGATGGTGGAACTGTTGATAATTACCCGTTAAATTCAGCTAGAGAACAGGGTTATAAATCTTCTGAAATTATTGGATTCAACTTCATTAGTTCGGACAGTTCGAATAATAAAAAAGAAATTGAAATTAAAAATGTTATTGATTTTTCTGTTACCTTAGTAAACATTCTTCGAGAACAAGCTCTTAGATATCATGTTAAAGATCAAGATTGGAAAATAACATGTAAAATAGATATAGGCAAATATAAAAGTACTGATTTCAATCTAACAGAAGAAGATAAGACTTGGTTATTTAATTCGGGAAAAAATGCTATTGATAAACATTTACTAGAGATAGAAACATTATTGGACAAAGGAGATTCTTTCTAATTTTTATTATTTTTAAATAATAAAAATTCAAATATAAAAATTTAACATAGTTAAATCAAAATCGTAATGGAAGGTTATCCTGGTGGTTATGCAACTTATGAAACTCTTTACGATATTAATAAAGACGATGATATGTTTAAATATTCAGGTTATGAACTTATAAGTGTTATAGGAAGTGGATTTTTCGGTAGAGTTTGGAGAGCTAGAAGATTATCTGATAATAAAATTATCGCATTGAAAACAGTAACTGTTCAAAACGAACAAATGTTAAAAGATTTAGAAAGAGAAACTAAGATTTTGACTAAAATATCATATCCTGTTTGCCAACCTTTTTTAGTTTGTTTTAATGATTATAAATATTTCCCAGAGTTAAAAGAGTTTGTAATAGATATGAATTTAATAGAAGGAAAGTCATTAATTCAATATGCTCAAACCCAGGATGTGAAAAAGTTTAGACATCTGTTATTAATTATGAAAGATATTATCAAAGCATTACAATATTTACATGATAACAATATAATTCATAATGATGTTAAACCTGATAATATTATAATAGATAAAAATTTAACTCCTATTTTAGTTGATTTTGGAGTAGCATGTTCAGATTTGTCAGTATGTTCCATCGATAATAAAAATCTAGATTGCTGTCAAAATGTATTAGGTCCTAATATGTATATTTCGCCAGAAACTCTTAAAACTAAATCCTACTTCAAAGAAAGCGATGTTTGGTCATTAGGTTTATCTTTTTACGTAGCTGCTACTAATACTTACCCATTTAATAATAAAGTAACAACTGAAATACTGTACGATAGTATTTTAAAAGATAGTTCAATCCTAAGAACTAATGACTCGGTTCTTAACGAAATTGTTAACAGATGTCTAGATAAAAATTTAATTACTAGAATAACATTGAATCAAATAAGTGAGATTCTTCTAAAGATTTGATTGATAAATTTGATTAATAAAACCAAAGTTATAAAAATGATTTATAACTTTTTGTTTTCATTGATTAAATTAAATCACTGATGGATAAACGAGGCAGAACACATCGTAGTAAGAAATCAGTATCTAAGAGGCAAAACCCCGACGATGATAGTTCGTATGAAGATCCCTCATACAACCCGGGCGTCAAAGCTATTAAGAAAATTACTCAACAACCAGAAATTTATGAAGAAAATGATGATATTCTAAAAGGTTTAGAAGTTGATGGCAATTATGTGAAAGTTGATGAAAATTTAATTAGAAGACTGAAGAACTCAGAAGTTCCTCCTACCGAACCAGTTAAAGATCCCTCAGAAACACTGCTAGAAATTTTCCATAATTGTCCAGAATATGCTAATATGTTATCTGAATCAAAACCTGTTACTAAAGAATTTATGGAAATCAGTTCAGAGCATATTGCAAAGAATCCATGGTCCAAGAAAATGAGCGAGATGATTGCAAATTTACCTCTGGATTTTCTAGCTTTGCAAAGAACAGATCTTAAAACTCGTAATTTTGAATACCGTTACAAACCACCTATTCAACCTCGTGTTACGAATCAATATCATTCTGGTAGATGTTGGCTTTTTGCTTCTTTAAATGCTTTAAGATATCCGATGCAGTTAAAATTTGGTTTAGATAGTAAATTTGAATTTTCAGCAGCTTATCTTTTCTTTTTTGATAAGATAGAAAGATCCAACGTGTTTTTAGAAGGAGTTTGGAATCTTCGAGATAAGCCACTAGACGATAGATATCTACAAACGGTCTTTACCAATCCAGATAGTCATATGATATCGGACGGGGGATATTGGATATATTTCAAGAATCTTGTACAAAAATATGGTTTGGTACCGAAAACTGTTTACGAAGACAGTTACAATTGCATGGTTTCTGATCATATGAACGATACACTAGTTGCAATTCTAAACCAATTTTGCCTTGAAATTAAAGATGACAGAGATATATCTAGACAGGAGTTTGAGAAGAGAAAGAAGAAATATTTGGAGACTGTTTATGATTTAATAGTTAAGTTTATGGGAGAACCTCCTAAGAAATTTAATTGGCAATACAAAGATGCTGCTGAAAATTATTACGAGATTAATGATTTAACTCCTGAGAAATTTTTTCGCGTTCATGTTCCTCACTCTTTTGAAGAGAAGATGACATTTATTAACGACCCGCGTTATCCAGAAAATTACTATAAACCGTATCATGTTGAATATGCCACAAATATGATCGGCGGCGAAACTGTTATCTTTATTAATTTACCTCTGAATGTTTTCAAACGCGCCATTGCTGAAAGTCAAATAGCAGGAGAACCTGTATGGTTTGCATGTGATGTTACTGCTTCTCTAGATTTTGAAGATGGTACTATGTCAACGGAAAGATTTAATTATAAATCTGTATTAGGTAAAGATATTAGAGACACTAAAGAAAATATGATGTGGATGAAAACAAGTGGACCTTCACATGCAATGGTGATTAACGGCGTCGATATGGATGAGCCGCGAGATGGCACCGAAGTTACCTATAGAAAGTGGAGGGTCGAAAATTCTTGGGGGATAAATTGTGAGATGGAATGGCATCCGGATAATGGATGCTGGCAAATGAGTGATGAATGGTTTGACCAATATGTATTCATGGCCACTATTGACCTAAAATATTTTCCTGAAGAAGAATTTCAAAAGATCATAGCGAATAGTAAAGATAAATTTATAGTAAGACCATGGGACGTATTTGGAACAGTCGCTACGCATTCCGGATGCGCTAGTTGTCATCATAAGGTTCCTATGCGTAAACAAATTTTATCCTTGAGTCATAAGTAATTTTATCTTTTATTAATTGTTTAACAATTAATAAAGTGTTAACAAGGTCTCCATAAATGCAATTTATCGTTGGTATGATGTCTGACTATTTTAAATGGTGAATAACCATTTGTTTGTCGAAATTCCCAATATTCATATGTTTTATATAGAGAATCTGATGGAGGAGAATATTTAATTTCAATTATATCAAAATCATTACACATTTTATGAATATGTTCCATCTCATCAGCTGTTAGCGGAGGTAAGTTTAAATTTTCCATTTATTAAATATTTTTAATCTTTATATTACTTTAAATATTTTTAATCTTTATATTACTTTAAATGGAAAAAATCATTTCATCCATGGGTAATCAGTATTACTGTATAAAATCCAATACCCTCTTATTATCCAGTAAGAGATAAAATTTTTCAATTCATTCAAATCATTGTTTTCAAGTAATTCGGTAAGTGATAATTTTTGAATATCTAAATCTACTGGTATAGACTCTACGAAATTGAATTCTTGGTTAATCCATTCCAATCTAACAATATCATTATTATCATCAACGGTATTACGATAAATTGTAAACATATCAACAGTGAAATTATTTAGAAAAAGTTTCTTTAAATTCTCATATTTAGGATTATCTATTTCTATATAATCAAGATGTTCATCTCCAAAATCTGCAGCTGTCTCCATAGCAACGTCAAAAACGACTTCTAAGTAATCATATTCTTCATCCATTTCTAATTATTAATTATTTCAATTTTATTTAAGTTGAAACTGCTCATTATATAATAAGACTAACTTCCCTGCTATCAATTTATTACAGCAATGACATAAAAATGGGTCGGACATATTATCTTCATTTTGATTATAATCAAAAGTTATACTATTCCCCGTTTTTAATTCTTTGATTGTTACTAAATTACCATTAATTATTTTCACTGACGGATAGCAACTATGATTAATATATTGACCCCATTTGTCTTCAATATGTTTGTTAGTGTCAATTTGAATAGAAGTTCTAGTAGATTTGTTTTTAATATCTCCTGTTAATTTGTAAATTATAGTATTCGGTGGAATCGAAGGACCAATATATTTTAAATCTTTGAAACCTCCATTATTAACGATTTCAAATAGTAAATCTGATTCATTTGAGCTGAATGTTTTATCAGCTTTACTATTTGAAATAAAGGATACTAACATATTAATTGCTATGGTATTATCTTTTCCTCGAGGAATAATTAAATCTGCGTATTTTTTAGTAGGTTCAATGAATTGTTCGTGACTTGGGATAACACTTTCTTCATATTGTCTCAAAATATTTTCTAACGATCTTTGCCTTTCCAGAATATCTCTTTGAATTCTTCTAATTAATCTTATATCTGAAGGAGTATCTACAAAAATTTTGAGATCAAACAAATCTCTAATTGATATATCATACAATGCTAAAATACCTTCAAAAATAACACATTCATTTATTTTAATTATAATAGAATTTAACCTCTTCCCTGTAATAAAACAATAATTAGGAATTTCGATTTCACTCTGACCAGATTTGATATTGCTCAGTGTTTTCAAGATCAGAGGTGTATCAAAACTATTTGGATGATCATAATTAATTTGATTTTTACTCTGACTTAACTCTGTTAAATTTTTACTCTGATTAGGTAAATTCTCTAGGTAAAAATTATCCATAGAGATTATAGTTACTTCATCTTTCATCTGTTCTCGAATAATATCACATGTTGAAGTCTTACCAGATGAAGTACCTCCTGCGACTCCAATTAAATAAACCATTTTTCATTTTTAACTAAAAATAAAAATATTATCAATTTTAAAAAGATGGAAGGCAGCAAAATTACTGGAATTAAAGATGTTGATAAGTTAATTTTGAATAATATGGACACTAGAACATTTTTGAATACCTATCAAATTAAGAATAAATATATACATACATTATTCACAGATACTATTTTTCAAGACAGAGTTAAAAAAGAATTTCCTAGATTAGTTGATTCTAAAGGAGATCTAAGTTGGAAAAAGTATTATTTTGATTTAATTTTTTGGTCTGAGAAATTAAAAGAGAAATACGGTTTTGAAAGTAATGATTTTAGAGCTCGTCCTGAAATATATTCTGATATTTTAGCCAGATTAGGTAAATTAAAAGAACCAGAACATTTGAAAGTAATACAAGATATAGGTATGGGTTTTCAAGATTACAAAAGAGGGATTTTAAACGAAATTTTGACCAGAGCATCTAGAAACGGTTATATAGATCTAATTAAATTTGCAATTAATAATGGAGCTGACGCTTATCAAAGAGGTATAGAAGCGGCTGCTATTGCTGGTCAGATGGAAGCATTTGAATATTTTAGAAACAATGTTCCTTTCAATTACAATTTGAATGACGCTTTGATCAATGCTCAGCATGAAAGATCTAAGAAAAATACTGAAATGATTGAACATATTCAAACTTTGATCAAGAACAAAGAAGTTTAATTCATTGGTTCATAATAAGAAAGTATTATTAAATATTTTCTTAGATTTATCTTTTTAATTTAATTCTAGAAAATTACTTTGTTGATTTACTTTTTATTGATTAATAAAAATGGAAGGAAGCAAAATCACTGGAATCAGAGATGTTGATAAGTTGATTTTAAGTAATATGGACACTAGAACCTTTTTGAATACATATCAGATTAAGAATAAATATGTTCATTCACTATTTGACGAGAATGTGTTCAAAAATCGAGTCGAAAAAGAATTTCCAAGATTAGTTAATTTAAAAAGCAATAGAAGTTGGAAAGGATATTATTTTGATTTGGTTTATTGGGCTGATTGGTTAAAAGAAAAATATGGTTTCGAAAGTAATGATTTTAGAGCTCATCCTAAAAGATACTTCGATATAGTAAATGATTATTTTATGAAACTAAACAGAGCTCTCGATAGATATGATACAACACCAGATGATAAAATAGATATTATGAACGGAATGTTATACTCTGTATCAGAAAGAGGTTATACAGATTTGATAAAGTTTGCGATTGATAAAGGAGCTAATAATTATCAAGGAGGTATGGATCATGCCGCTTATGGTGGTCAAATAGAAACATTTGAATATTTTAGAAATAATATCCCTTTCAAATATAAATTTAATGAAGCATTAGATTATGCTAAAGATGGTCTCAAGTTCTCACTTAATTACAATAAAGAAGATAATGCTGCAATGATCAAACATATTCAAACTTTGATTAAGAACAAATAAAGATTAGTAGTCACAAACATAAAATTTAGCAAATTAGTTCATAAATATAATAAGAAAGTATTATTAAATATTTTCTTAGATTTATCTTTTTAAAATTTTTACTTTATTTTTTACTTAACAATGCTCCCTCGATGCAATTTTTATTTAGAATAATACTATCTTCTTGATTTTTAGGTCTCATGAGACCATATCCTATATTATTATCTTCTGACAATTCATCTGGTAATTCATCTGACCAATATTCAGAAGATCCTCCATTGCTTTCTTCAGTAACATATGAACTGTCATCAGTACCGTCGTTGCTACATTGATTTTTAAACTCTGTTTCTAATTCATCTCTGTTATGATCATATTTATTCAACATAAATGTTAACAGTTGTTCATCCGTAACAACTTGTTCAGTACAAACCGGGTAAATATTAGAATCGCTACTAGTCATTTCAAATGTTAATTTTGACAAAATCATCGATTTAAAATCAGTTTTTAAATCGATGATTTTGTCAAATACTTCAGAAGGTTAGTAGTCATAAACACATTTTTGACTTAATTAGTTAATAAATATAATAATACTTTCTTATTAATTTTTAATCTGAAATTATCTTTTTCAAGATTTTTTACATTTTTAAAAATAAAATATTAGAAAAATGGAAGGAAGCAAAATTACTGGAATTAGAGATGTTGATAAGTTGATTTTAAGTAATATGGACACTAGAACCTTTTTAAACACTTATCAAATTAAAAATAAATATATACATTCACTGTTTGATGAGAATGTATTTAAAAATCGTGTACAAAAAGAATTCCCGAGATTAATTAATTTAAAAATCAATAGACTCTGGAAAAAATATTATTTTGATTTAATCTATTGGTCTAATAAAATAAAAGAAGAATATAGTTTTGAAAGTAATGATTTTAGAGCTCATCCAAAAAGATATTTTGATCTCTTATCTAAATTGAATAAATTAAAAGATTCAGAACATTTGAAACGAATGCGAGATATATTTACTGATTTAACAATTGATGTTTATAAATTACGAATTATGAATGAAATTTTATCTTTAGCATCTAAGGATGGTTATATAGATTTAATAAAGTTCGTAATTGATAAAGGTGCCAATAATTATCGAAGAGCTCTGAATTCTGCTGCTTATACCGGACAATTGGAAGCATTTGAATATTTAAGAAATAATGTTCTTTTCGATTATGATTTAACAGAAGCCCTAGATTACACTAGAGATGGGATGAGGATAAGACTATCTCACAATAATACTGAAATGATTGAACATATTCAGTCTTTGATCAAAAACAAGTAAGCAAGGTTAGTAGTCACAAACACAATTTTTCCACTAATTAACAATAAAAATTAATAAGAAAGTATTATTAATTTTTAATCTGGAATTATCTTTTTCAGACTTTTTTACATTTATTAATTATTTTTGTTAAAGAAAATGTTAGGAAACAACAAATGCAGAGTTAATGATTGTGCTAATAAAAAGAATATACAATGGGAAATGGACAATTCTTTTGTCTTTCTCATCATCACTTAGGAAATGTATATACTAGAATAGAAATAGAATCTTCAAATATTATCAAAGAAAAATGATTAATATTTACTTTATAAGAAAAATTAAAAATGTTAAATCCTAGTCAAGAAGTTGCTCTTCAAGGAATTTTACAATTTATATCTACTCCTATTCACACTTATCAAGATTGTACAACACTTATCTTTGGCGCCGCCGGAAGCGGAAAGAGCTTTCTTACCCGTCATATAGCTGATAAAATTAGACAAAAATATAAAATAGCTGGTGTTGCACCAACACATAAAGCTAGAAAAGTATTAGATAAATTTTTAAACAAACAAAACGAGAAATCCTTGTTCGCCAATATACACTCTCCTATAACTACTATTAAAACTATGACGGTAGCTAGTTTGTTAAATAAAATGCGATCTCATCATTATATTGGTGTAGATCATTATACTGGAAGTGGTAGTAAAATGAATATGTTTGAGGTATTTATTATAGATGAAGCTTCTATGATAAATGATGAGGATATTAAGAGTATGATAAATTACGCTTTTAATTACAAAAGAAAGATGATTTTCATAGGAGATAAGTATCAAATTCCTAATCCAACACAAGCTTATGTTATTCAAGATGGGTTTGCTTATAAAGGAGATTCAATAATTTTTAATATTCAAGGATATGAATTAACTAATAATATGAGACAACAAGAAGACAATCCAATTGTTTCAATTTATTTAGAGATCAAAGATGCTATCGATGAAATTAGAGAAGCGAATATTCCCAGGATTAATACTAGCGGAACTGAATTCTTTACTGACAAAGAGAAATGGTATGAGAAAATGTTAGAAATTTTTCAAAATTCAGAGAGTCAAAATTCAACTGAGTTGAATCAAAAGAGCCAAATTGGTAAAAATTCAACTGAGTTGAATCAAGGGAACAAAATTCGTATTTTATGTTATACTAATGATTGTGTTAAGGCAAACAATATAAAGATTAGAAAATTATTAAACAAGGGTGACGAACCTGAAGTAGGAGATTTGTTAATGGGTTATACCAACGTAGGATATCCAGAATTTTATGTTAATAACGGTCAAGACTATACAATTTTATCCATAAATAAGACTATTAGTTATCGCATCTTGACATTTACTAATTTATATGGTAAGATCATTACAACTAAAGAATGTGATAGTAATATTCAAGCTCAATTATTTGTCCCTGATATTTCTCATTTAAATAATATCCAAATACTAGAGGAATTGGTTAAAAGGGCTGAGAAAGTAAATAGAAATTATTCAACTAAGAATGACTACCGAAAATATTCTGAAATAAGAAATAGATTAATTTTTATGGAAAATATTTATAAGTTTAATAATGAAATTATAGGAGAATCACAGTTCAGAAATACTCACCCACTATTGTTTAAAAATATGAATGAGGTAATTAATAATAGGATGGTATTGGAGAATAAATTATCTAGTGATATTAGAGAAAAATATGGGAATATTCTTGATGAGAGAGTAAATGATGATAAAATCTTCAATGATTCCGAAAAAATATGTGG